TCCTGCACCACACCGTCGTAAGCGCGCGCTCGATACCCGCCATGCGCGTCCCCAGCCGACGTTCACAAATCCGCAACGATCCAAGAGCGTTTTTTAGCGATGAATCTGGATCCCAGCTGTCACTTGTCCATGGCTTTCGTTGTACTATTCCCGGAATTGACCGATTCGGGTAGCCAAAGACTCTCTCCTTCGTGTACCATATACGCAAAAATTCTGTCTGTTCGTAGTGTATCCCATACTTCGCATCATGACCAACTGCATTTACCGACGCATACCCTAATCGTACTAGTAGTGCACCCCAGTATGACTTCGTAATTACAGAGCTGTCGTCGCCTCGAATGTATGTAGCCTTTACGTCGCTCGACATCGCCCCCATCATATTTATTATTATACGCGTAACAGTCTGATTCCAAAAGTTGCCTATTAACGACGTGAATCGTATACCCGACTGTAACCCGCCGAGCACCTTAACGATAATCTCTTTATTTTCATCGCGCACTACCGTGTTCGCATTGCGGAAGCTCTCTAAAATAGCCGCGATTATCTCTAGCACTGATTCTTTCTCCTCGACTGGTGTGTTTTGTAGCGCGCCACGCAAGTATAGTTCTACCAGCGTGACCTGTTCTTCTATCGATGGCTGGTGGTCGTAGGCGAGGTAGTCGAATGGAAGCGAAAATGACTCCACTAACTGGCGCAACATCTCTTCCATCCTTTGAGCTTGTTCAAAACGGCCCTCCTCTAGAGTATTGCCGCTCCACGTGGTGTAGCTGTGTGCACATAAATAGTTCAAATATGACATCTGGTAGTATGACCACAGATCGCCGGTCACCGCTATGCGGAGTTTGCCCATCTCGGACTTGATGAACGCCGAAGCGACTTGTTTCCCCATATGTTTAAGGACTCCAGCATATAATTCCTCTGGAGTGAAAATGTCCAACAAAAAATTCTTTCGCGCTTTGAACTTCGCTTGTTTCTCTATCCCGTCAATGTCATAGGTATAATAAACCTTGCCTTCGCTGCTCGCACCTTTCGTAGTCGCGAGATCTCGTCGTATATATTCTAATAGTGTCATGTACTCTACTGAAGCAATAAATTGTCCTGCCATCACTTCTTCAGCTGCCTGGGTGAATTGTACCATCCAATCTGGCCCGCCATGTGGTGCGCCGCCTTCGCATAACTCCCTCGTCGCCTTTATTTTGTCAAAGCCTGGTTGTGGGGGGAGTCGATACCCCGTTAAATTCGCGCCTTCGGCATATTTGAGTCTCATCTCCATACTTACGTTTAGTTTTTTAACTGCTTGATTTAGGGCCGACATTGCGGTCGAAAAGTTTGGGGTCGAGGTCAGTGCTCCTATTGACTCCACTGTTCGCAGCCACTCTGGTCCGTGCATTAGTCGCGCATATGCCACATTTAGCGCCGTTATGTAGTCTAAATTCCTGCAGAGCTGCAGGACTGGCTGTAGTTCTACTCCCTCGTACTCGTATGACAGCTTCACGTCTAAAAACCGCGTACGCCTTATAGACAAGTCTTGATCTACCCTTGGTGGTATCGCCGCTTGTAAGTCTTCGTCTGTTTCAATCTTAGGGATATTCGGTCGCTGCAACGCTAATGTCATGTTTTTCTTGTAGTATGGCAGTTGTAAGACAAATCTTAAGACCTTACCCATTGGCACCAATTTTTGAGGATACTTTAACGTCGTATGTTGCTCTACTGCTTCGACTGGTTTATCTTGTTTTATTAGCCACGCATATACTAATATGTAAACTGCCTGTTGAGTCCATGATCCGAACTGATATCGTCTTAAACCAATGAACACTTCTTCTATTCGCGGCACCGCCGCTAGGGCAAGCGGTATTATTTCGGTAAGACGATCTCCCCATCCGGATTCGCCTTTTCCGGTGGTGCTGACTCTTTTCCCTGGTCAGAAAAGAAGGAACTTAAGCCATCAATGCGGTCCACGCTCGCAGTGGTTAATAAATCAAAGTTCGCCATGGCGTTGCCTATCTGCCAAGAAATAAGCCAGGCCTGTCCTGCACGCATCTGCCAGAGCCGATCCTCGGACCCGAGCTGCGTAGTCTTATAGGGCAGGATATATAGCCCTGACTGCGACACATATGGACGTACACACGTCATGGCGCTCGACATCAAATCCGCATCCCGCACCATAGGCAGCACTTCCACTCGTCGTTGCACGACAAAGACTAAATTCCCCAAAGGGTTTGGGTATTCCGTGTTCGCCGGAAATATATTAGACGCGAACTTAGCCGTAAAATCACTAGTTATATTGGCGACCCGTATATTCCACCTCGTTTCATCGTCTATGTGACGTCGATTAGTCTGAGTGTCCATCATATTCTGTATGGCTGGGCCAATCATTGGGCCAACATACGTTGAGTCGACCGTTGGGGACAGTGCGAGCCTACTTTCAACCATATTCTTCGAATATCCCTGGACCCCGGTGAGTCCTTTGGCTAGTGGAAAAAGCCGCATCCATTTTGGTAATGTCATCAACTGCGACATTATCACGTCGCAGAAAGCTGACGGGATGTAACTCCGGAAAAAAACAGCCTGACTCAATCCCTGTGGGTATGAATATGAGAAAGTATTCGCGATTAGCTTGTCGAAAAACGAAATCATTGTCTTGCCCGACACCATCCGCTCAACCTTGTACCCGCTACAAGATTCATAGATAGCCTCCAGTAGCTTACTGAGCAGGCTCTTGCCTATACAGCCATTCGAAAAAGCCATCGGTGAATACATCCCGCGGCAAAATTCTCTATAGCACGGCAATATGCTAGCATCGGTCTGGCTATTCTCCCATATATACGAGGACATTCCGACAGTCTGGTACATTATTTGCGTCGTTGCGAACAGTAAGGAGGCACGAGCCATCGACCAGGCTGTCGACTCCGGACGGCCGATCCATTCAGGAAGTCGATCGGTTAAAACCGCTGGTTCCGGGGGGTAATATAGCGCAGTAGCGACCTGATTCCATGCTAGTGGGTCAGTCTGGTGCACCCAGAAGGCCACTCGGGGGATAGGATAGGGAAAAGCAATTGTTAAATTGTCCGAGTCACGGAGACGCATCTGAAAGTCAACTGGTATGTATGTAGTATCGACCGTCTCATCCGAATAATAGACCCCAGCCGTTTGTGTTTCCCAGGGCAGTGATGAGTAGTTACAGAGCGCGTCGACATAGGGTTCCATTCGTCTGATACATCGCTCCAGCGCTACGACCTTTTGCATATTCGACAAGTACTGTCGGATTCGCTGTGGATTAATATTATCATTCACAGGTGCCATCCACCCCAGTATATAACTCAACAAAGATATGGCGTTTAGTCCACCAATATATGAGATGTTCAACTCAACGTCGGGGTTTAGTGCTCCCCATAACGTATGTCCGCTGCGCGGGATAAAGATAGCACGTCTCTGAGCATCACCCTGTGCCGTCGGGGCAGCAGTTGAGCCCTGCCTTGGTAGAATTACGTGTAACGTGCGCGCTCCCGGAACGTGAGCTAATGCGGCGTGAGGAACATACTCACAGCTCTGGTTGTTCGTTCGAGACGCATCCGTGACAGCGGCCTCGAGTACTGGTATCCCAAAAGGGTATTCGGTCCACATAATTACAAATAGTGCCAACATCATAGGGGCTTCATTTTGGTTAGCCATGCACACCGGAAAGTATACTGCTGACTCCTTATCACTATCCGGCACTGACTGCATCGACAAGTGGAAATACAATAACCCAGTTCCGCCCCCTATCGGATATTGTGATGCGGCAACTCCGCCGCAGTCTTCGCCTACGCGGGTGCATGAATTCCACGTTAACGTGAAACTCGCCCCCGTTGAAACCAATGGTGCATAATTAAATACCGTCGTGAGCTGGCTCGGACAATACCGCGCCGCTTTGTTATAATTTACCGCCTCATGCAACAACAACAATTTTAATACACACTGGTCTGGTACCATCTCATAAATAGGTGTTAGCTGTATTAATGGCATAATGTCATTGACACCCCAGCCAGAAAAAGTCACATTATCAATTCGTGCCATCATCTGGTTCTGCTCCACCATCTTGGCAAACAGTGAAATTCCGTAAGCTGTTTTCGACTGAACTCCATACCTTGACCCAAGTGCCGCTACGCCAGTATAATATAATGAACTCGGTGTCGGTATCTGATTCTCTCCGTCTTCATTTGGGGCGAAGCGTGGGGCCATGGCTGTCAAGGGAATAGCCATCGATCTATTAGGTATAATATTATTAACGTCGGTAACTATCGTGCCAGTAATATAGCATGAGGATCGGTAGTCAAGTAAATTATAATTTATATTGTTGGGAATCATCTGAAGTCGCATCAATAACGCACTTCCTTCTAGTGTCACACCCGCCGGCTTGGCTATTAGTTGCAAAAAACTCTCCGCTTCGTCGATCTCCTTCATACTCTGAGTGTTACCAGTCAGTGCATGAATCAACTTATTGTGTGCTTTCTGTTCGCACGCTCTGACTTTCGTCAGGTCACTAAACTCCATGCCGCATAAATCTCGATATAAGAAGGCGTCAAAGTCATAATCATTAAAAAGCTCATTGGCTGGCCGCCACTTCAACACCATATCATAAATATAATAAAAACAGCCCATCAAGAACATATAGACAGCGGCTTCGTATACCGTTTCAATGCCGGTTACCCTCTCGCCGTCAAACTTCACACTATGGTTCTTAAAATATACTTGTTTTTTAAAATACTTAGTAGCAGGCGAGTGCATATACCATACATAGTCGTCCAATGTCATGCCTTTTCGTTTAGTAGCTACCCTATCGACTGTCGCCTGGTAATTAAGCTGCCGTTGACGCGCACTAGCCACTTCGATCTTGTTCGCCGCTTTTGACTCTATCTTCTTTTCTTTGGCTTGGATCGCCTCATTCAACATCTTCTCTTCACTACGACTGAACACTCCTCTTTCTTGGGTTTTCTTCTCCCGCACATCTAAATCTTTCGGCGACATCGGCATTCCAGCCGGAGGTATGTAATTATTGTCATTGTCATCAGGTATTTCCTCTTCATCGTCTAAAGACGAATTAATTATATCGATAATCCACTCATTTGACTCGACTGTTTCTAATCTGTGAAACATAGGCACAATAACGCACATCCCCGCTGTATATAGCCACGTCGACTTTTCGCCCGCACGCGCCGCTAGCATAATCTCTTTAAAAGAGTCCCGTGTAAGAGTTTTCCTGACCGCCGTCGTAATAGCTTCCGACGCTGCCGCTTGCTGTAATTCGGTTGGCCGATTAGGAACCGCTGACAATAGTTCGTCGAAGGCTTTATACTCTGCGGCCAACGATGAAACTAATGTATCCCCATTCACGGTATTGCCATTTAACGTATGCATCGCCTTATTATGCTGATTCTGCATAAATTCACTATATCCTCCAACCTCCGTCACTATCGGGATTTGACCATAGTTGGCCACCATTAAGTCGTCAAAGGCCCGCCGTGCATCCTTCTTGTTTGGACCTTGCGCCGACAGTCGCACATCTCCTGACCATGTGCTGGCTATCCACACTGGAGCATGTTCTGTCCCGAGCTTCTCATAGTACACCATGCAACGGAGGAGCTGCTTCACTTGGTCGTGATGTATAAACTTTGGGGGCATTGGAACTGGCAGCGGCTTCTGCACGATAGGGGGACGCCGCGTTGGCACAACCGGGTCCGTATTAATCTCGGTAGTCCATACTGGGGTTGTATTAACTATGCGCACATCCGTCACTGTCGAGTCACCCACCGCTCTAAATGCATGCATATCATATAATGGCGCTGGCGCAGCGGAGAAATCAATAACCTCGATTTGCGCCACATAAGTGGCGAATACTTCTGGAATACTGGCAAATAAAGATATGTTCATTGACGACACCGCGATGACGTCGCTGAAACTGTAGGCCGCATACGCGGTTCCGTTAATGAAGAAAAGCACTGTTGACCCAGCCATACTAAAAGCGTTATAAAACGTAATATTTACCTTCAAATCCATCGGCCCCAGTCGATCGTTGACAACCAGTACAGACATTTCTGTGTCAATTACTACCCCATAAAGTGTAAAAGCGACTTCATTATATATTAGATCTGTCTCTATTGGGGTAGCCAACGGTAGGAGCATAGCTTTGCCCGCCTCACTCTCCATCATCTTATCAAGGATGGCCGGCCACCGCAAACAATGGGCGGCTGCACCATCCACTAAACATAAATTATTCCCCCGAACCCCCCTGACAGGGAGTCGAGTTATAATACCTCGCGAGTCTATCTTTTCACCTTCGCTCCCCCGACTCTGTGGGAGTTTTGGCATTGACGAAATTACACGCGCGACGATCGAACCCTGTGTCGTTCTCAACTCCACTGGACGTTGACACGGTTCTACGTTGCTCTGTGCTCTCTCGTACTTTCTTGCTACTATATTGGCAGCCCTTAGTGCCATGTTGTTTTCAGCAGAATCTTTTTCCATTCAGCTGTACTTGATTAATTGTTAGGAGTCTTTCCCCCCTGCCATCCGTTCTTTCACGAATGTCAGCTCTCTGAGCATTACACTTCGTACTTGACTAATTTCCCCAGTTTTTCCTTCTGTCTTTGGCTGGTCAGCTAAGCTGTGCATATTTTAACATGGTGATCGTGTGCTCTCAGTAAGCAGCCACGCCCACGGCGTCTTTGCTTACCCCGGCTCCGGGATCCATCCTCATGATTATACACTACCCCTTACTGATAGTAGTTGAGACTTCCGTTAGTCCTGTTTTAGTTCTACCTCCGTGGCTCCCTCGCCTTAGTTCGGCGAGGGAGGCGCTACACGTTCCACGTCACCAGCTGCGTCTTCGCTGGGTCTTCGCTCTTCTGGAAAAAGCACGATCTTTCACGTACGTAGCCACCTGGTCCGTCCCGTCTACTCGATTGCCTTGCTCGTTCATCGAACAAATAAGGCAACCGAGTTTCTTGAACTCGCCATCTGGAAACACGATAAGGGAGAGCTACCCCTT